TAAAGAAATGCTCGGCCAAGTACGCGGCAAGTTTGCTGTGGTGCCAATTCCTGGCGAATCGGTCACTTTAAACCATGCAGAGTTGCTCGGTCAAGCAAAAGCAGAGCAAGATAGTCTCCGCGAGGAACTGAAGACAATTCTGGATGAATTGACATACGATAAACTCGCAGCAGTCGACTCTACTCTGCAAGATGCAGCGAAGAAAGTGCTGGAAAACATTCCAGCAGGCATATACGTGGGCTAAGGAGTATAAATGTCGCGAAGCAAACGAACTCAAGCACAGATCCAGGACACAGAGGATCAGAAATACGATTATATTGGCGACAAAGACGTTGCCGACAAGCTGCATGAGATCGAGCTTATGCCTTCGACCCTGGAAACAATCGATCGGGCGATGTTGGACTTCATCGATGAGGAATTAAACTTATCGGTGGGAACAAACGAAGGATTTAAGAAGGTTCCGGTCCTGTGGGTCACCGCAGAGCGCGCATATCAACTAAAGCAGAACAAAGATATCAGAGATTCAGAAGAAACACTGATTTTGCCCTTGATTACCATAAATCGTTCTAACGTTACAAAAGAGCAAGACTTCCGCGGCACGGTATACGCTAATTTATATCCAAATCCAGATGCTCGGGGTGGTACTATTACAGTAGCGCGAACAATAAACCAGAAAAAGACAGCTGAGTTTCAAAATGCCCACTCTAAGCAGAAGAAGGGCCCCGATAAAAATGTCAGCAGTAAAATGTTGAATACGAACAAGAGAAATATGTCGACCCAGCGCGTTGTCTATGAAACCATCACAATGCCGCTGCCAGTCTGGGTTAAGGTCGCTTATGAGATCACAGCGCGAACAGAATATCAGCAGCAGCTAAACGAATTGATAACTCCTTTCCTGACTGTCCCAGGAAACTCCAGAATGCCCAAACGAATCCACAATGAGGGCCATTATTATGAAATATTCATTGAAGGTAACCTTTCTGACGGATCCAACAAAGCTAATTTGGGAATGGAGCATCGGAACTATGAAACTACCATTAATATTGAAGTGTTGGGTTATCTAATGGGCGATGGTGACAATGATGAAAGACCCAAAATAGTGCGCCGTGAAAACGCTGTAGAATTTCGGTTTGCTCGCGAAAGAACAATACTTGGCGATATCCCCGATACCATTAAGGATGGATTTTACAGAGAATAGTACCATTGATACTATTTAACACTATTTACTTTTGAACATTTTCAGTGCATAGGAGAACCTAACGAATGTCAGTTAAAAATTATAGATTTGTTTCCCCCGGGGTCTTTGTCAACGAGATTGACAACTCCCAGGTACCTGCATCTCCTGCAGGCATCGGCCCAGTAATCATCGGTAGAGCCGAAAAGGGCCCTGCCCTCCGACCGACCACAGTTAACTCTTTTGAAGAGTTCGTTAACGTCTTCGGCGCACCAGCTCCTGGCGGCTCCGGCGGCGATGTGTGGCGTGAAGGAAATGACACCACGGCCACCACCTACGGCGCATATGCCGCCCAGGCCTATCTCCGAAACAGCTCTCCCCTGACATACGTTCGACTCCTCGGCTCCCAGGCCTCCGGCTACACGGTTGATTCCGGTGAGGCCGGCTGGGACAAGACAAACGCTTGGGCTATCCTTGTGGGCGAAGCCCCCGGGAACGCCGGCGGAGAGCGCCCCTGGCGCCAAGGGAACGGTTTTGATTTCGTACTAGCTGGTATTGTTTATGCACCGGACACAGTGCTTCTGGAGCTTAGTGGTGCCGTCGCTGTCTCGGGCGCTGCAGCACCCTCAAAGTCCGACCGAACCGCGCAGGGCTCTTCTTGGATTATATCTGACACCGGCGTCGCTAAAGAATTCAAGCTTGTCATGACTGGCTCCGGTCCGAGCGCTGCTGGGTCCACTGTAGTGTTCAACTTCGATCGTACAAGCTCCAAGTACATCCGCAAGGTCCTGAACACCAACCCGCAGTTAACGAATGACGGCATCACGGCCGCGGGCACACGCCTAAACTACTGGCTCGGCGAAACATTCGATCGCCACTTGGCTTCGAATATCACCGGCTCCCAGACCTGGGGCGCTATCGTCCGCATTAACAACACTGCCGGCGCGGCTAACGGATCCGCAGGCAACCACGAAGCAGCCTTACAGGCAGCTCAGACGCCTCAGATTATTGCCTGCCGCACAAGCAACAATCCAACATCGCGACCACTCTTTAAGGTCGTAGCGCTCAACGAGCCCGGTGATTGGAGCAACAGAAACCTCAAGATCTCTATTCAGGATATCAAGCGTTCACCAGATAACGACAATGATTACGGTACGTTCTCGGTTGTCGTCCGCCATTTGAGTGATTCAGACAACGTCGTCCGCGTCCTGGAACAGTTCAATAATTGCGACTTGAACCCCGACTCTCTGAACTACCTAGGCCGCAAGATCGGAACCAAGTACACATCTTGGTCCGCCACCGAGCGCCGCTACGTAGAGTACGGCGATTGGGCCAACGTCTCCAAATACATCCGAGTTGACATCAACTCCGACGTCGACGCGGGACTCACATCCGCTGATCTACTTCCCTTCGGCTTCCAGGGCATCGTCAAGTACAAGGACCCAACTAGCCCCATCGTCTCGGCGGACACCTCCTCAACGTGGCTTACGGGCTCAGTCCGACCGTCCGACACACCAGAAGGCCTCATCACCGATACGGCGGCTACAGCAGTAGTAACCTTCACTGGGACACCAGTAGCAGACGAGACAATCACGATAGAAGACACTGCGGGCCTCACTAAGGTATATCTTGCCAAGGCCATTCAAACCCTGTCCAACGATCCGCCCCAGTTCTCGATCACCGGCTCGGTCACCGCGCAGGCCTTGTCTCTTGAGGCTTGCATTGATTGTGCAAACGGCCACAATGGAACAATCGTCACAACACCGGCCGCTGGTGTTTTGACGTTGACCCAGAACACCGCCGGCGAAGCAGGGAACAATACAATTACTGAGACTCTCACCGATACCACCGTCACTGGCTTCTCTGGTGGCAACGGGGCCAAGGCGGGCAACCTTCTTATTAGCTTGGGCGGAACCGCGGCATCGATATACTACCCAACGCCCGAACTACGCGTCTCCGCGTCAGACGGCAACTTGCCTAACACCAGCGACGCCTACTTCGGCTATCAGACCACAACAGATGCCGGCGGCTCCGTATTCGATCGATCTAATATCGACCTCTTGCGCGCCCGCGGCGCCATTGTGAGCGAGATGTTCGAGGGCGATGCTTCGACCGAGCGCTCGATCACCTTCACACTTGATGATGTATCGGGATCGCAGGGTAGCTGGATCAGTGGGTCGTTTGCTGAGGCAACAGCCCCTGCACAGTCACTCACACGTGTCAACGGTCTTGTAGCAGGCGTCCTCGACGCAGGCTTCGACCGCTTCACTGTCCCAATGTACGGTGGATTCGACGGCACAAATATCACTGAGATGGACGCCTTCGCAAACCGCAACATTTCGGGCAACGACAAGACAAACTACGTGTTTAACTCGATCCGCCAGGCCATCGACTCTCTCGCCGACCCTGAGGTTGTTCAGATGAACCTAGCCTCTATGCCGGGACTGACGAACGAAGGTCTTAGCACAAACCTAGTGCGCCTCTGTGAGGACCGTGCAGACGCCCTCGCAGTCATTGATCTCAAGGATGCATTCCAGCCCCGTGAGGAAGCAGATAGTGTAAATCGTTTGAACCTCGCGTCTACTATTAGCACTATAGTAACAAACCTTCGTAGTTTGAATCTCAACTCTTCATACGGTTGTACTTACTACCCATGGGTTCGTGCCCGGGACACCATCAACGGTGCCTTCGTGTGGTTGCCCCCTTCTGTGCCGGCCATCGGTACCTTCTCAAGCTCCCAGCGCAAGACGCAGGTCTGGTTCGCGCCAGCCGGCTTCAACCGCGGCGGACTCACTGAGGGTTCTGCTGGAATCCCGGTCGTCGACGTAGCCCACCAGCTGCGCCGCAAGGATCGCGATGACCTTTACAGCTCGAACGTTAACCCGATCGCCAAGTTCCCGAATGAGGGGATTGTGATCTTCGGTCAGAAGACCCTACAGGTTACCCCGTCAGCACTCGACCGCATTAACGTGCGGCGCCTGATGATCTTCGTTAAGAAGCGCATCTCGCAGATTGCTTCACAGCTCCTCTTTGATCCCAACGTACAGCAGACATGGTTGCGCTTCAAGGGACAGGTGGATCCATTCTTGGCAAACGTCAAGACCAACTTCGGCCTTTCAGACTACAAGGTGATTCTCGATGAGACCACCACTACCCCTGACTTGGTTGATCAGAACATTATGTATGCGAAGATCTTCTTGAAGCCAACGCGTGCCATTGAGTACATCGCGATTGATTTCAATATCACAAGAACCGGAGCATCCTTTACAGATTAATAAAATGCGGGAGGTTTCGGCTAGCCGCACTATTTAAACTAGAAACATCAGGAGACTTATTAAAATGCCATTTTGGACCAGCGCACTATCGGAACCTAGGAGAGCACATCGCTTTCTACTTACCCTTCCAAACCTCGTAAGCCCCGTAGAGGGATATCAGTACGAGCAATACTTGGCCAAGTTGACTGGCAAGCCTTCATATCAGGTGACAGACGTTAAGCATCAGTTCCTGGGAAACACTTATTACTACCCCGGAACGGTCGAATGGCAGCCCATCGATATCACTATCGTTAATGCTATTAACCCCGATGGTAACAAGCTCCTCCTGGATGCCCTGACTCGCTCCGGCTACTTGATGCCGCCCGATCAGGAAGATGTTTTTCAGAACCCGTCACGCGCCCCAGGCACCGTCAACAAGGCAGACTCTGTTGATGCGCTAGGCAATGTGGTCATCGAAGAGCTAAATGGTCAGGGTGGCCTTATTGGCACCTGGATACTAAACAACTCCTTCCTCACAAAGGCCTCTTTTGGTAGTTTAGACTATTCTTCTGATGAAATCCTTAACATTGAGGTCTCAGTCAGGTATGATTGGGCTACGTATGATGTCGGCCCCGCTGTTGCAGCGGCCGCCGGGAGCTAGTCAACAAGAAATAAGAGGTGATTCGTGGCTCGAAGAAATAACGCAGACCGTTTAGGTGCCCCAGCGCAAGATACAGGCACACCAGCCAACACTATAAGTAATACAGCAGACGACCTATTCTCGTTTGTAAACCCGACAGAGTTTGTTGCTCTGCCCAGCGAAGGTCGCTTCTACCCAGAAAGCCACCCGCTGCACAATGCTGATACGGTAGAAATTAAGCACATGACAGCAAAAGAGGAAGATATTCTTACCTCCGAGACTCTGTTGAAGAAGGGCGTCGCCATTAATAGAAT